ACTGGAGCAGGTGCTACTGGAGCAGGTGCTACTGGAGCAGGTGCTACTGGAGCAGGTGCTTGAGCCATTGGGTCAACTGGAGCAGGTACTGGTGCTACAGGAACATTTGGATCAACTTGACCGGCTTCATCCAATTCACCTTCTAATTCTGCGAGAATTTCATTTAATTCATCATCCGATATTTGCATTCTTGCATCATCATCCATTGCATCATCTGATGCGGACATATCCATTGGCATTGTTTCAGATGATTCATCTGAACCATATTCACCGTCAGAAATTTCGTTTTTTAATTTTTCAGCTAACATAGCTTCTAACTTTGGTTGGAATGCTTCTTCCAACGCTGCTTTTGCGTTTGCGAGTGCTGTAGCACGTACAGCTTTAGCGTCAGCAATAGCTTCTTTTAATAGATTTGACATATTTGTTTTTCCTTATTTAGGTGAAGTTATTTAGAATACATGAACTTCAATGAAGATTATTAAATTATATGTTGCGACAAAGGAAATGTCGTATTACTATTAAATAAATATAAATAAAAAAATGAAAGTATTAAAAATTATTGATATTTATACTATTATGCCATATAAAATTGTAGGAAAATGTATCTTTAATACAGATACTGGTAAAAAAATGGGATGTACTAAAGGTAGTGTTAAACGATATTTAGCAGCATTACATGCAAATATACCAGATTCAAAAAAGAATGAAATACGAACAAAATTGAAAGAAATCTTTCGTAAATCATTCGCAAATACCATTAATGAAACAGCGGAACTTAATAAAAAGAATGTTAAGTTTAGAGATGAATTAAATAAAAATCAAGGACTTGATTTTAAACCATTTGAAGTTGCAAAGATTGCAGAAATAACTGGACCTGTAAATAATAAAAATGCAGGATCTGGTATGGAATTAAGTTTTGATAAAGAATTCAACGAAAATACAATTAAATTTGTCATTAAAAAATTGACAAATGAAGAAGATGATACCAAGAATTCTTTTAAATACGGCGTATGGTATACACCATATGAAAATGAAGATGATTTTGATAAACCTTCTGCCGAAGTTCGTTATAAATTGTCTGATCCAATTACAAATGATACTGGAGAAGGTGAAATTAAAAATGAATTGTATAGTTTCATAAAAGACGCAATCAAAATAAATAATTAATTATGACACATTTAAAATCATTCATTACAAAAGAAAACGAAGAAAAAGAATACAAGATAAATGATATTGATCACCCAAATGGTTGGGATTGGAAAGAAATAGACATGTTATATGGAATGGGATTTGAACCAGAAGGTGATGCTAGAATGATTTTAAAAGTAAAAAATCAAAGGCACATGGACGATTATACTTTCAAAGTATATAAAACAGATGATGATTATGTTTTATTAATCAATGATTTAAAACATTTGTTTAAAACATTCAACGATATGTTAAACAAAATAGATGAACTTGGTTCAGTAGAAACTTAAAAAATAAACCCCACTGTAAAAAGTGGGGTTTTTCGTTTCTATTTAGAATATTTTAATGGTTCTTAATTTCAAAGTACTTTTCAAGAATATTTCCCATATCTTCATACAAACTTACCATTTCAGAATTTTGTTGTTGACATTTAACCGCATTCTTTTTAAATGCTTCAGACATCCTTTTTAAATCTTTGAAATGACGAATTGCGGTATTTTCTTGCATCCAATCACCACATTCATTCACTGCGTATGTTTCTGCATACTGTGATATCTTATCAATGTTTTCAGCAATTTTCATCAATTGATGATATTCATAAAGAACTTTACCATATTCATTATAATTGTTTACCAATTCATAAAGAGCTTTCTTTTCTTCTTTGGACAGTGTCTTTACTGGTATGGGTGTTTCCGCAACACCTTGTGGTTGTTGTGGCGCAGATTGTTGTTGTTTTAAACCCAATGTTTCTGCTATTTCGGCTAATTTAATCATATGATATAAATATTATCTTAATTTAAAAATATTCTTGTTTTCACGATTATTTGATTCAAATAATTTATACTTGGATTCTTCCTGACGAGAATCACCCCGGTCATCGTCACCTCCTGACTTACGAGGATCAGTCCAACCTACATTTGGTGCTTTTGGATCATCAGCAGTCTTTTCAGCAGGCTTTTGTATATCTGAAGAAGATTTTTCTTGTATAAATTTAATTCCTTTATTACTTATACCAATATATACAATATCCTCTTTTTCAATTAAATATGATACTTCTTGTACTGTTAAATAAATACTTCGAACCATTTTTCTTATTGGATCATCAATTTTTGGATTTAAATAAGATAAAATTATAGATGACAAATCTTTGGATGATTTTCCGCCTGATAAAACAGGATTTTTTGAAAATTCTATTGCAAGTGTATTGACTAACTTTCTTTTAAAGATATCTACAGAAGATTTTGAATCAAATGTTATTTCAAATAAATTTTTTAACTTTTGATTTAAATCTTCAGGCTTAAATGAAGTTTGAAATCTCAAAGTGGTATTATTTATTTGACACTTTATTAACATTGATAAAACTTTATCTTTTGAAATTTTAAGTGCTATTTTAGTCAAAGATTTAGCACTTAAAAGTGTAGAAGTATTATTTTCTAATTTTGAAAATCTTATTTTTTCAGGAAATTGTATAACTAAACCACTTAAAAAGTCTGGTGTAATTATATCGTCTAATTTAGATTGTAATTCTTTAGTTAAACCACTAGGCGGAATAGTTCCATCTGAAGGTGTTGTGCCTGGCGTACCACTACCTGGCGCAGCTGGTTGAGCACCACCTGGCGTACCACTACCTGGCGCAGCTGGTTGAGCACCACCTGGCGTACCACTACCTGGCGCAGCTGGTTGAGCGCCACCTGGCGTACCACCATCTGGCGCAGCTGGTTGATCACCACTAGTAGAAGGGTTAACTTCTGCATTAATAAAATCAAGAATATCTTTAAAACGACTTCCTTGACTTTGCATAAATGGTATTACTTGATCTTTTGGTTGTTTAAACATTTTACCCAAATCAGTCAAAAATTCATCATATACTTTTTGTTGTTCAGCATTTAATGCTTCATTAATATTTTCTTCCCATGTTTCATCAAGTTGTTTTTCATTTTCAGAAATTACATTTGATTTTTTATTTAAAACATAAGTGTTATTATATGATTTAGTAAAAGTTTTTTCTACATTTTCTTTTCTAAATCCTCTTTGTAATAATTCTGCGCCTTTTGTAGGATCAAATCTTCGAATTTTTTTGGCAGCAGTTGCATACATTCCTTGATTTGGATCATTTGCACTACCAGGTACTATATCTTCAGGTTTTGTGCCGGGAAAACTTTGATTTGTTGTAACACTAGTATCAACGCCAGTATCAGGATATAATTGATTAGGATTTGTTTGATCAAATGGATATGATCCTCCACCACTTGTAGTAGCTCCGGCAACTGTACCACCCGCTGGAACTCCTCCAGTATAATTTGGTTGATTTGGATCATACGCTTGATATGGACTACTACTTGCACCGGTTCCAGTAGCACCACCACTTACATTGTCGGGATATAATTTATTAGGATTTGTTTGATCAAATGGATATGTTCCACCACCTCCACCACCTCCGCCACCACCACCACTTACATTGTCGGGATATAATTTATTAGGATTTGTTTGATCAAATGGATATGCTCCACCACCTCCACCACCTCCGCCACCTCCGCCTTTAGGAACCCCTCCACCTCCTGTAGTTTTTGTAACTTGATATGCATTTGGATCTGCTCCAGGAATTAAACCTGTTGCAAAATTAGAAATTGCATTAGTTGCAGTAGCACCTAAATTTGCTAGACCATAACCAGCTATAGCGCCACCCAAACCAGACATTACTGCATCTCCGTTTCCACGACCTTGCGCTTTTGCAATTGCGGCATTGCCAATACCATTTATAAGACTACCGACGATTTTACCTGCAATAGGATTTCCACCAGTTGCTGCTGCAGCAGCAACACCAGCTCCGAAAGATAAAACACCCAAAAGAAATTTGGTTTTACCTGGGTTATTTACAATTGCTTGTTTAATTTTGTCTTTTAGACCTTTGGGAGCATTACTGTTATCCACCATCTTCAAACCTTGATTTGGATCTATCGGTGGGGTTTTTTTGGTTTTCTCTTCTATTTCTTTAAATCTCTCTTCTACTTCATCGCCAATTTTTGGTTTTTTAGCAGCAGGTGGCGTAGATGATTTTTGAAATTTGTTTTTAAAACCATTGAACAAACTTGCTACTCCAGCATCTTTACTATCAGTAGTTTGTTGACCAATGCCCGTGACATTTTTTAAACCTTGTCCAACACGAGCAGCACCTGCTTTAAATCTGTCCCATAATCCCTCGTCAATACTTTCTAAAAGAAGTGGATCTTGTTCAATCATTTCAAGAAGAACTTTGTCTTTTTGAATGTCAATTGAAAAATTAACACCTGAATCATAGGATTCTTTTAAAAATAATTTTAGATCAGAATCTAATTGTTCGTATTGATTTGATTCGAATAAAAAGTCATACTGTAAATCCGATTTTATTTTAATGTTTTCGATTAGAGTGTTATTCATGTGATTCATGTGATATGGATATGGATATAAATATAAATTGAATTTGTTTTATTAATATAATTATTTAATTTCGCCTAAAATGTCTCTGATTAAATCTTCTACCTTTTCCCACTTATTAGTTAATGGGTTTTTTACAATTCCTTCTTGTAAAGATTGTTCGCCGGATGGAAACATAAATGCACCTTTAGTTGATGGATTACTAACAAAATCAAATGCAATTAATTCAAAATCATCTTGAACTTCATCAGTGCCTTCATGTACATTCTTTTTAACACTTCCCATTCCTCTGGAACTAATACCCAATTTAATGCCACAATTAAGTAGTTCTTTTAAAATATTACCACTTGGAGTAGTTAAAATTTCAACTTCACCCATTAAATCATTGCCACTCCAATACATTCTTTTAACATTGTGACTTACATTTTTTAAATTCACAACGCTACTGTCTGGATGATCCAATTCACCAAGTGCTCTTCGTTCTCTTATGAAATTTTCATCATATTTTTGAGCTTCTCTTTCTAAAAGTTCTTTACCATAAACTCTGCCGTTGAAATTTTTAGCTTCAGCTCTTTGTAAAACACCTTGTACAGTAAATGGTCCGCCTTTAGCCATTGCTTCAGTGATCACCGATTTATCTACATCAAATGTTATGTAATCTACTAATAATTTTTTATTCATATTTATTATACTCCTTTTGTTGCAGCGTTTGTTGGTACAACAGGCGCAACTGGTGCTGCAGGAGCTTGTTGTTGTTTCTTTTTAACAGACGGTGTAACAACTGCATTACCTATAATTTTAATTTGATATGGTGCTTTAATAAAGTATTCACTTTCTTTTTGTTTACCTTGTTCTCTACCTTTTACTATGATGACATATTTTTCATAATAAAAATCAATGCTTATACCAGAAACATTAACAATATAATCTTTTTCTGGTTGTCCATATCCTTTTGATGCTCTCAATTGTACTTGTTTATTTCCAATTTTGCTCAGTATTTTATTTTGAAAACTGGACTTGTTTTGTAAAGTGGATTGTGATACTCTGCTTTCAAAATCACTCAAATCAGATTTAGCATCATATAAATTTGGATCTTGTTGTCCTTGTTCACCACCTTGTTGTGGAGGTTGTGCATTGGGATCTTGTTGTACGTTTGGATCAGCAGCTTCATTTACTGGTTTTGCAAGAGTATATCCAAGAACAGTACCTAAATCTGTTCTGCCGTTTTTCTTCTTGGAAACCCAAGTTGGAACTCTAGGTACACCAGCAGATCCTTCTCCACTACCCGCAGCAGAAGATGTAGTAATTTCATCTATTACTTGTTTAATTAATTCTTTGATCTTTTGTTTCAAAGATCCATCTGACTTAATAATTTCTTTTGTTTTGTTCATATTAAAGTTGATTCTTGATTTCTTTTATCAATTCATATGACAACAATAAAACCATAACTTGATTATCTTTAACGAGATTAAATTTATTAACATTATCAAGTTGTTTTACGGTTTCATTAATCTTAATCTTGATAACATCATCAGAAATTTTAGATGTTAATTCAGATAATTGTTTCTTGACATTTGTTACTTCAGAATCAATTAATTTCTTCAAAGAATTTGTATTGCTTATACTATTAATATATTCTTTTAATAGATTTTTTTGACTTGAATCCAAATCTTTATACTTTTCATTTAACGATTCAATCAATATTTTATAACTCAAAAGACGAACTTCTTCATTTTGTTGTTTATAAACATTAATCATTTCATCTTCTGTTTCTTTAACTACTTTTCTAGAACCACATAAATTTTCAACTATACTAGTTCTAGAAGAAACAATTTCTTTTACATCAAACTTTGAATTTTTATCACTGTGATTTTCAAAAATTTTGTAAATTGAAGCTAATACTTTATAATTCTTAATACTAGATTTAAATAAATCGTTGATTGGATAAACATCCTTAATTTCTTTGATTAAATTATATTTTTCGGATGTTAATGATTTTTGATTTAATTTATCTCTTTGTTTTAATACAATTTCAATATACTTTTCCGCTTGTGTTTCGTCTTTAGCGACTTCATTAACCAAAAAGTTATACAGTTGTAGCTCTTTGCCTAATTCTTTATTTTCGGAAAAATATTTAAATAGAATGTTCTTGGCAAAAGATTCGTCTTTCCCCGATAAAATATCTGAAGTCACTTGTCGAGTGAGCAATTCAAACAATATTCCTGTATTTCTAAACTTTGAATGCTTAGCTTTGTGCATATAATTTAATATTCGTTATTTTATAAATATATTAGATTTATAGTAAAAATCATTTTTAATATACTATTTACAATGATTAATCAATAATGTTTTTTTCGTCTAACAATGATAGACTTTTTGTTTCGTGTAATAATTCCGATTTAATTTGAGAAGTAGGTTTTAAAAAGTCACTTAATCCTTCCAAACTCAATACAGATTTAGACTTAGATCCTTGTCTTAATGGATCTGTTTGTGATTTTGATACATTTTCTTTGCTTCCTAATGGATCATATCCAAATGTATTATCTTTTCTCTTTTTATGTGAACCTTTTTGTGAAGGTCTTTTATATGATCTAAATGATTTTTCTGTAAGCGCAGGAGCTTCTCCACCACCAGCGTCTGGTGCAGCACCACCAGCTTCTCCGCCACCAGCGTCTGGTGCAGCACCACCAGCTTCTCCACCTGCATCGGGTTCACTTCCCATTTCACCACCACCTGATTCTTCGCTATCTTCTTCCGATTTGATTTTATTGAATGGTTTGGCTGGATCAATACCTTCTTCTTCGATTTGTTTAAATCTATAAGATTGTTTTGCATCTTCTACTAAATCGTTCTTTTGTACATCAGAATCTTCCTCGGAAATCTTAAATACATTTTCGTATATCCACTTCTTACTAAATAATTTGGTTTCCATCATATCTTTAGAAAGATTCACTTTATCTTGCCAAATACCAATCTTTTCTTTTTCAAAAATTACAGATGGATTTGTCAATTCTAATGTAAAATCAACCAATGATGAATCTTTATAACCTTGTGAATACAAATGCACCATTGCAATCTTATTCAATTCACTAATCAAAATTCTTTGTACTCTATTAACTGTCTTAGCAAATCTTATATCTTCACTTGCAAGTGTTGCTTTACCACTTAAATCTTCTTCGTAACCCAAAAATGCCTTGGGAATCTTTAATGCTGCTAACATCTTATTACGAAGATATTCAATGTCGTCAATACCATTGAATTCCATACCACTCAATGGTTCAATGCTAGTACCACTATCACTACCACGAACTGGTAGATAAAAGTCTTCTACCATGTTTTGTAGATTAAATCTTAAATTATAATCCCCAGTTCTTTCATCAATATATGGAACTTTTTTCATCTTATCCATCAACTTTTGCATATATTGATCCACTTCACTTGGTGGAATATTACCAACATCAACCTTGAAAATTCTCTTTTCTGGAGCACGCATTACACGGTGAATTAACATTGCGTCTTCCATCAATGATAATTGTTTCCATACTCTTCTACCACCTTCAATAATACTCTTACCATATGGAATAAAATTACTGTCACTTAACATTCTGAAATGCGCAATTTGATAATTTTCCAATTCTTCCAATCTTCCACCTTCTGGCAAATTGATTTGGAACTTAACATAGTTCTTGTTTGTCAAATCACTATTTTCTACACGGGTAACATTATATGCACTAATAGGTTCTACCATGTATACGCCATATTCTGGACTAATATACATTTTTAAATAGAAATCACCGTACTTTACAAGATTTCTAGTCCAACTCCACATATTAAATTCAATATTAAGAATGTCATAAAACAAATTATAAAGAATTTGTTTGATGTTATCATTACTTGAATGAATTATAAGAATTTCACCCAATTCATTTTTGGTTACACATTCATCCGCATAAATATCCAACGCAGATGATATAATCGGGTCCATATCCATCGTGTCGTAATCTCTAAATAATTCAATACGAGCAGCTTGATAACTTAATGTAAAGTCTCTACTATATTGATTATATGAAGATGTTCTAACTCTGTTAAAACGATCTCTAAGTGTATTACGGTCAGTAGCATACATTACTTCATCTGTATCTACCACCTTTAACTTCTTGCCACCAACATTACGGATTACCGCATCGGTTGAAAAAAGTCTCTTTAACTTTGAATATAAAGATCTTTGTTTTAAAATTTGAAATTCTTCGTTTGCCATAGTTTTATATATATAAATATGTTACAATAACCAAGTTAGGTCTTCTTTTTTATCTGTAGTTTTTCCTGTTTTCATTTGCCATGCTTCTTGACTACTAACAGTTTGAGATTTATAAACATTTTGAGATCCACCAATTCTTGTAATACCACCCAACATTGATCTATTTAATTCCATACTTTGTTGTCTTAGTTTTAATGCAGTATCTCTTACCCATAAACCAATACTCATTGCCATTACCAAATCATCATTATAACCTTTCATCGCTGCTACTTTATTACCGTCCCAGATAAACACTGACAATTCATCCATAAATCTAATAGATCTTACATCCACTGATCTTTCTCTAAAATAAGTTTCTAACTTTGATATCAATAATGGTCTAGTCTTTTGACTATTAGTAAATCCAGGAATCATCTTCTTTTCATCTCTGTTAATTTTATTAGTCAATTGTCGTTCAACATCTACATATTGTAAGTCTGCACTACTATAGAACGTATTTGGATATTGTCTATCTATTATTTGTTGTAATACGGCCCAACCAATATTCGCATTTTCAACTATAAGTAAAGCATTGTTATAATCTGTAGCCACCGTAACCAACATATTACCATACTCTTTGGTTCCTATCAACCCTTTATATTCAGCAACTTGTGTTAATGATTCCACATCTATTACTTGAAATGCACTATAATCACCACCGTCACCTCTAGCAACGTCTGCACTAACTATATAATTTCTACTATAATCAGGATATTCCCATATCCAATATCCATGATCAATTCCTCTCATTTCTATTGGATCTTTTACTTTACTTTGTTTGTAAAAATCAATAGTAACCGCATCAACTATACCATTACCAGTAGTTGCAAAGTCACAATCACATTCTTGAGCCGCACCTTTAACACCGGACAATTCTGTTTGTTTATCTCTCCAAGTTTGATCTCTTTCTGGATGTAAATTCCACGGAAGTCTAATTGTATTAAATTCATTTTCCTTCGCTTCTGCTTTTATCCATGTTTGATGAAAGAAATTACCAACACCGTTTGGTGTACTTAACATAATAGCTCTACCACCAGTACTTAATGTATATTGAGCAGACAACCATATTTCTGCAATGTTATCAATGAATGCGGCTTCGTCAATAATCAACAATGACAATGCAGAAGAACGACCTGATGTACCAGCAGATGATACGGCTTTAATCTGTGAACCATTTGTTAACCTTAAACTCAATCTATTATCTTCTTGTTCTTTTACTTTCAACCAAGATGGAAGATTGTCATTAGCAAATCTAACACGGGTAACAATTTCCTTTGATGTTTCTTGATTAATACTAATACAAAGAACATTTTTATCCTTGTGAAATACCATTAACCACAAACTATATGCTGCGGTTAATGTACTAATACCCATCTGTCTAGACTTTAATATAATATTAAAATCATGATTTACTAAAGCAGTTAAAGTCTTTTCTTGAAAGTCATACAAATCAAAGTTTACAGTTCCACGAATAGGATGTTGAATCTTAACATATTTCTTCATGAAATAAATTGGATCTACAAGACATTTCTTATATTCCTCTTTAATTACTTCCTTAAGTGTTTTTTGTGTACTCATTGATTTAATCCATCCAAAACCATTTGTTTTGCTTGTTTCTCGGTTTCTGGATTATAATTTAATTTCGTCAATTCTTCATTGGCTTTTGCGATGTTTTCATCAACATCTTTTAAATCGTTTTTCAAATCAGATAAAACTTTAACCATTTGATTAGTATCATCCGTCCAAAATTCACTACTTCCATCATCATTGAAAAATTGTAATTTTTCGTTCGTATTTTTTTCTAAGTATTCAATACTATCAGTGATATTTTTCTTAAAATCTTTCATTTCAGAAAGCATACTATTATAGATTTTATATCGTTCATAGTCTGCATATACACCCAATACTTTTAATTTGGTGTCAAATGAAATAGTACAATCATAACATTTACCTGTTTTAGGATAAAATCTATCGTCTAAATAATTACCAAATTTCATATCCGCATTACAAATGCTACATCTTTGATCAATTTTTATTTGACCACATTTAGATACTTTTCTTTTGGTATTGTTTTTCCAAATCCATTTATTACCTTGTCCATCTTCCCATTCTTCACCTTCTTTTCTTGTACTATTATTTAAATTTGGATCATATCCCACTTGAATAAATGGACGGTTTCCATCAACATAATCTCTGACGATATTAAGATTGCTTTTTCCTGTTGCTCTTTTCATAACTTTACTTTTAATCTTTCCAATTCCTTTTTGAAATCATCCAAGATTTCAGTTCTTTTATTTTTATAACGAAAAGTATTACCTTTCACTAATTTAATTAGTTTTTCTAAAGTGTTAATGTCATTAAATGTTACATTATCGCCAAATAAAAATTCAGCAACATCATCCATATCGGTATAAACAGTTTTTATATTTTGTTTTTCCTGTTTACCCTTTTCATTTGTTATAACATCCGCACTTTGAAGACCCTTTTTCCAATTCATTTGATATCTCTTCATCTTATTTGGATCTTCGGTGGATTCATAACTATTAGACATAATATTCATTAATAGAATGTTTCTTAATGCGGCCTTATACTTTGAATCTGGAGCACCAGATAAAGATTTAACCATGAAATTTAAATCACCAATCATCAAATCAATTTGTACATAACCATCTTCATTTGGTATTTCTGTGGATTTTACTGGATTGCCGTTTTCATCAATTATAGGTACATTTAAATGTAGTTGATCCAGTCCTGTATTTATTTTAAATGCTGGTGTAGGAACTGTTGATGGTGTATTAGATTCTACATGTTGTTTTAGTTTATCATAAAACATCTTTTTATCATAATCATAATTTACACCAAATAATTGATTCAATTGTTCGGTTGATATTGCAACATCAATATCACCCAAGACAGGTTTGGATTTATTTCCAATAATTTCATAATTTAATGAATCAAGATTCCATATTTTTAAACCATTTTTTATTGTGAAATCTAGATATTGTTTTGGTAAATCACTATTAGCCGCAACCGCATTACCACCTTCTGTAATTAAAAATTCTTTTAATATATCATTGACAATTTTATTTCCCATATCAGCATGTTTTTTGATTTTATCAATGGATGCTTGAGTTTCCGGAGTAGTTGCTTTCTTTTCTTTCTTTGAATATTGTTCAATCATTTTTTCTGCGTATTTATCTTTTATTGCTTTAATGAATGAACCATAATCAAATCCTAAATCGGTAAGAATTCCATTTTTGTCAAGTGTTTTTGCAAATCCAAGAACACCTGTAGTTAAATCTTTTAATTTAACATCATTTGGATTAACACCACTGTGTGTGGATAAATTTTGATCTATGTCAGTAATTTTCTTTCCAAATAAACCCGCTAAAAAGTCTGCCAAATCTCTTAAAAATGTACGGGGACTATTAGATATCAATTTATCTACAACATCTTTTCTTAACATTGGAGATACAATCTTACCATCTTTAAATTTAGCTCTTACTCCTGTATCACCAATTCTAATATTAAGAACTTCTGCCAATGCGGCATACATTCCTCCCATTGTAAATCCTTTTATACCTCTTTCAGGTGTAAATCTAGCAGCAAACCAATCTTTATATATTTTTGTAGTATATAATAAATCTAATTGAACCCAATCACCATCGTCAAGTTTGATTATAATCTGTTTACCGTCAGATCTTTTTGCACTTTCAATATCAATATAATTTTGTCCACTGGTTTCAATGAATTGAATTACATTTTTGATATATTCTTTCTTTGTATCGCTTCCGTCTTCATTGGTTTCAATAGGTATAACAACCATTACATCAATATCACCATAAGTTACTTGTGCTTTATCGTGTTGGTCTTGCTTGTAGTAACCAGCAGAACCCAAGATTTGATAATCTTTAATCGGAGTTAATGGTATATTACTTAAAAACATATTCAAATCAGCCAAAAAAACTTTGAACTTTTCAGTTGATTTTTCAATTGTATCCGGTGACAAAACTGTCTTGGATGTAAGTTCTGGCTTTAACCATCCACCTTCATCAATTGGTTGTTTATGTGCAGCTCTATTTGCAGCGCTGAATTTGGAACGGGAAACATACTTAATGTCACCTTCTGGATGAGAGAATACATAACCTTCACCACCTGGTTCATTGCCTATATATGATTTAATTTCACTATCTTGATTGTCTATTTGATTAATAATTTCATCTTTAACCGACATTATTTCTACAACAACTTTCCATAAAGATTCAAATCCAGCACGATTACTACTAACATATTCAGTAATCTTCTTTTTCATTACATCTGTAAGATTACTTTGACTAATCCATTGTAGAAAATCGTCGCCAATATTCACTAATCCAGTATCAACTTTACTATTCAAGTATTTATATAATACATCGGGAAAATTAGTCATCTTCATACTTGCCAATTTGGATGGATTAATAAAATCATCTATATTTCTAGCATGTTTATTAATATAAAGTATAATATCTTTTAATCTTTTTTCATTTACATTAGGCGGATTATTTACAGATATTGGCGGTATTACTAACAATTGTTTACCTTGAAAAACATTATAATTTGTAATCGCAGTTTCATTTCCAAAACTATCCACTTCTCTGTGTACTACAACCGAAGCTTTGCTTTGCGAAATCTTTCTTCCCAATTCAGAATCAATACTAACCGCATAAGTTACAATGTTTGGTTTGAAAACATATCGTCCATTTTCAATTAATGGCGTATTGAAATACAACAAATCCCCTTTAAAATAACCTCTAAATGTTGTTGGAACGGCAGATTCAAATACAGAAAATACATTTTTCATTTCTTGAACAAATAATCTATATTCGTCTGTTTTAACACTTTTACCTCTATTCAAAAACATTTGTTGCAATTCTTCTGGAGATGTTGGTCTACCATTATAACCTTTCGCAACAAATCCACTTTTATCAGTTAATACAAACTTACCTTCATCGTTTCTGCCGAATATAACTGCAGGAGAACCATCCCATTTCATTGTTACATTTTTATATCCGTCACTTTCCAAATCAATGAAACTTTTAATGGAACGAATAGCTCCTTTGGAACCTTCCCAAAATATCAAATCTTCTGCGTGGTCTATACGAGCAGCTTCGTTAAGTAATATATTAGATACCAAAAATTGTTCTAAATTATTCAGCTTTATCATATGGTTTTAAAAATGTTTTATCAAATGTCGTAATTGCTTTGTTGTAGGAACGTTTGGTTTCGTCAAGAGGATTATCTGTAAATTGCCAATTCCAAAATAATTCATTTGGTGTTTTAAATCCAAAAAATTGTAATATTTCTTTTTGTGTTTGAGTAACATCTTTTCCATTCCAATTTTGACCTGTAGCAATAAATCCTGAATCTATATCTTTTACTATATTGCTTTCACCCAAAGTAGAGTGTCTGTTCTCAATCCACGTCAATCTTTCAATTAATTTCTGATAAAAACCATTGGCTTGTCCCCATCTCACACTAGCAAAAAATAAAACAGTATCACTTTCAAATAATTCTTTACTTATTTTCCATAATTCATCACTTTTATTATTTATACTAGCCCAACAACGATGTTCGCCTGTAGGATTTTTCTCTTTATCTTTTAAGGAAGAATCTTTTGTTCCACAATGATTTCCCCATTTAGATGATACGTTACCCTCACACGGAAATATGTTTAACTTGGTTGTATCAATCAAAGTTACTTTTTCTTTACCAAGTAATTCTTGTATTTTAAATGCAAGTTGTGTACTTTTAGCAATATCATCTTTATGTCCACTCCATCTATTGCTGGTAGTTAATAATAGTACTTTATTTTTACCTCGTAAATAATCAATGGTTTTCTTATACTTTTTAGCATAAATATCCATATCTTGTTCACTAGAAGGTAATTGAGCTTCTAATAATAAGTCAGTTAACTTAATCATCGTATACTATAAATAGATTTAGTAAAGAAAAAACCCCCGCTTATTTCTAAGCAGGGGTTTATGAATTATTTAATTATTAGGCTCCTGGGAATGTAGCACCAGTTGGGAGAATGTTGAAATCAAGTACGATGAATTCAGCAGTCTTAGCTGGTTGTAGATAGATTTGACCGTATAGGATGTTTCTATCAACCAAGTCAGGAGTATTATTTGTATCATCCATTACAACTTGGAAAGCGTACAATCCACTACGTTGTTGTACAGATTCCAAATATGGATTTACGATACTCAAGAAACGGTTTCTTGTAGCAGCCACATTTTGTTCGAATACCAAGAACTTACTGCTACTTGCAATAAACTTCTTAAGTGCGATTAACAATCTACGAACGTTTACTCTGTCAAGAGCACTTGGTTGAATTTGAAGTGTCTTTTGTCCCCATACACAAATACCTTGACCAGGGAATGCTGCGATTGGGTTTACACGTCCTTCATACAAGGTATCACGTTCACTGTGGGTTGTTCTGTCTAGAACTTGAACTGCTTGAGCAATTCCACCACGATTTAGACCTGCGGGAGCAAACCATTCAGCAGCAGCATTGTCATTAGCAGCATAAACTGATGGCATTACTACTGATGGTGGTACACTTATAATCTTGTTCAAGTTGGTGTCTAGAATCTTAACCCAAGGATAATATGTAGCAACATAACTGCTATCGATTGTAGATACATCATTTACTGCTGCATCAATCAATCCTACAGTTTGGTTACTTGATGGAAACACTACGTTATCCATAATGTAGAATGTATCACCACGAGCTTCACACATATCCGTTACCAATTGGGTAACATAACTGTGTTGTTCGTGGAAAACACCAGGTGTTACAATCAAGTTGATGTCAAATTCATCTGCATTTCCAAGAGCACCTACACATTGTTTGTAAGCGATTGAACCTGCACTATTGATATTTGTACAATTTAAACCTTGTGTATTACCTGCGATAATATTACTTCCAACATTAATTGGAATTGCAGGTGATTGACCATCAAATCCACCTTGGAAACCTACTACGAACTTACGCATCTTGACATATGTAGCTTCGTTAGCTGCATCATATGTTGAAGGAATACTACCGCTCAATGAAGCAGCAAGTAGTGAACCAGTTCCAACATTAGAACTTATTGATTCCAAATCAAATGCGATATTGTGTCCTACAGTAGCACCAAATGGTAGAGGATAAAAATATTCTTCTGTATCATATTTTACACCTGCATTTGTTGAACTTGTTGGGTATAAAGAAGTCAATTCAGAATCAGCACCAAGTGGAATATCACTGATTACTGTACCAGATGCGTATTTACCAGGAGCTAATCCATAAATACTTGCTTTACTATATTGTACTACTGGAATATAATTTCCAATTGTACCTCCTAGTGGAGTTACATATGCTTCGTTACCATAAGGAACAGCAGATACTGGATATGGTACTGTATTCATTTCAATTCTTACATACTTACTCAAGTTTGTATAAGTACCAAATTCAATGATTTTACCAGCATAAGTAATGAAGTTGTATCTATCACCAATTCTACGAGCTACGAAGTTTGAAGAATTAGGATCTAGACTCAAGTTTTGGAAGATTTCCAAATACTTTGGTTTCTTATCAGTATCACTATAAGATCTTACAGCAAGTGTAAATGATCCCCAATCACTTCCTGCAACAGTACTAGATAATTTAACATTACTAATTTCAATCTTGTATTGTTTATTTGTGATTGTACCATCACTCACAGTGTGTACTTTAAACAATTGATACTTGGTTGTAGAACCACCTGTATTAGATGTTCCACTCCAAGGAGCAATTCCTTGTGAAAGAATCCAAGGTGTTGCTGCACTTGTTAATCCGTATTGAGAATCACCTGCGTTTAAGTTTGTTGAATATTGATCGGTAAACTTTAATGTTTCACCTGTTGAGAATGAACCAGATGAAGGTATTCCTGCGTATATTTTCCATCCTGGGTTTCCACTATTTAATTCATCATTTACTTTTTGAATTGAATCTTCGAATGTATTATATAAATAAGCTGCTTCAATCTTAGTACCGGAAACTTGATCATTTTGATTACCAACGGTTGGATCATTTCCAAATACATTTGTAATATAATTTGAATCAGCAGGATTCAATGAGAAGTCATAGTAACCAATTAATGAACCATTTTGTGATAAAGTCAATTGGAAATCACTCAATGATGTTGGATTTTGAGATCCACTATAATTTCCAGATGTTGCGGTTTTTTGATTCAATACAGAACCACTGAAACCAGGAGCATTAAAACTACTATCCAATGTACCATATTGAGTATTTGATAATACAGCAAGAACTCTTGGATAATAAGATACTGCGGTTGGATTACATGGATCGGCTGGTGCAGACCATTGTGGTGTAAATGTTCCTGTAATTTTACCAAATGAACCACTGATTACACCCTTAAGATATACTTGTGTTCCACAACCAGTTGAAGATCTTAGAGCAAATATACTACCACTTACGAGTGTAATATTTGTACCAACAAGATTTCCATCTGAATTGGTAATTGTTACACTATTTGCAAGTGAAGCACTAAAATTTGAAGTGGTTGATGTAGATTCTGCAATTGATTGTAATAATTTAGCATCATTTGTATAAGATGTATTTCCTTGATAAGATGATGTTACATATACAGTTGCGAATGTTAACGCACCTACAGTAAAACTATAAGTTTGACCACTGTTATATAAACTGCCATTTGCAGAATTTACATCTAATGTAGTGTTATCACCAGCGGTTGAATTAAATTTTGCGGTGAATGTAGCACCAGATACAAATGATAGTGATCCACTTGTGCTTGCTGATGCATAAGTAAATGTACTGGAAATATTGTCACTATCATATAGTACATATGAAGATCCACTATTTAAGGCACCAGCAGAACCGCTTCTGGCCCAAGTACCTGGTTGTGCCCAGATTACGAATGGGTTGATTTGTCTATATCCTGTCAAAGCACCGACACGACATACGGTTACAAATCCTTTTTCCTTAAGATATTCTTTTGCGGTGTATGGTCCATAATAAACACCATCAGCTACACCGAACTTTTCTTCAAGATCGGCTGTGTTGGTGATTAATGTTGGTGCGAATCCAGGACCTTTTGGAAACGGAGCAAGTATTACTGCTCCGATTTCGGCAACACCTTGTGCTACTCCGCTTAGGTCGTTTTCTCTTGTAAATACTCCTGGGCTGACTATACGGTCAACAGGACTAAATTTTCCTCCTTCAGTTATTGGCATATATTAAATTCCTTTCAAATGTAGAAATTTTATTGAAAAAATCTAAATATAAATATTCACAAAAAATTCAAGATGTTAATATTTATAAACAATTTTAAAATTACTGATATAAAGGAAAAAATCTTCGTCCAGCACCTTCAACATATACAGGAGCCCACCCCCAAAATAATTTGCTTCCAATACCACTTAAGTCTTGATCTGTACCACCACCATTAATTGTAAATATATAAGCATTTGGATCTGTTAATCCTCCACCACCAATGCTATAATCACCTTCACCTACTAAATAAAGATTTGGTATTATTGTTTTGTTTTCTAAACCAGGTGTTTTTAAATCCGCAGCAAATGCACTGTATTTCTTTTCTGGATATAAAGACGATGTAGTATTATAATAAATAAAAGATATAACCATTTCTTGTGCAGGTACTAATACAATAGATCCAGATTCTTCAATAGATCCACTGCCTGGTCCATCAAATCCAGCAACACCACCCCATTCTATTTGTTGATATGGATAAAAATTAATGGTATTGTTTGTACTACCGGAAGATACTAATCTAATACTAAATGAGCCAGATTCTACTGAAGAACTAATATGTATATTTAAATTATTGAGAGTATGTAAATGCCAAAAAGAATATTCGGATGAACAAGTGATTGATGAAGTTGATCCACTAAAATATGAAGAAGTAAATGAAAATTCACCTTGTCCAGCAGGCCCAGCAGGTGATGGTATCCAAACTGTATCATAATTATTGGAACTACTTTTTGCTAAAATATAATTTATAGTTCCACCTGTTGGTATTCCATTATTTGCATAACTAGCACTTGTAGCAAAAGAACTACTTAAAGAATAACTGGAACTTATTGAATAACTAGATGTATTTGAATAACTTGATGAAACAGTATAACTAGCCGTAATTGCTTGTGATGCACTTATTGCCCAAGAAGCAGTTCCGTACAAACTAGATGTAATATTATATGATGATATTGATCCTGTAACAATTAAAGATCCTGTAACATATCCACTTCCTGTAAATGGAAATCCACTTCCTGTTCCACCACTTATACTTGCACTAATAGTTACTATTGGACCAGATCCACTAATTATAGTTATTCCTGGTCCACCAATTATAGAAGTAATATTACCACCTCCACTTCCAGATATAATACTTCCAGAAGCAACCGCACTGGATGTCATCATACACACTTGTTTAGAGACATTATCCCAAGTTAAGAAATATTTAAATGGTTCTGGCGTATTTTTAATACAAGTTGGACTATGCCAAAAAATACTACTTGTTACATTTAAAATGTCTACATTTATTACCGCACTACTTCCAAAATCCGGTGGAGTACTACTCCCAGACGGATCAAAAACTTGAACTGTTCTTAAATTTGTATATGAAAGATTTGAATTAACATCATATAATTCAGATTTTATTTCAAAAACTTCATTTGCTACATTTACTGGAAACGGAATTTTTACATAATAAGCATTTCCAGTATAACCATACAATTCAGAAACTTTTATTGACAAATCGGAAACAATTATTTGTTTGACATTTTCAGGATAAACAACTAAAGTTCCATAAAGATCTTCAGGAAATTTAAATTCAAAATTTTGTTTTTGATCAAAATATTTTCCAGTTGTACTTCCACTATAAGCAAATTCCGCAATTAATACACCTCGGTTTGAATCATATCCTATATTTTTATTTACACTTGGTAATGAACTGGTAATGTAAAATTTTAATTTTGATATTGCGGAAGAATCTTTTTCAATTACGGATGTTCTAAATGATAAAACATAATCTGTATCTTTATAAAACCCCAAAAAGTTACTGTCAAAATTTGATCCTGATTGTGCAGATTGTTCATTTGCATTATATGGTAAATAAGAAACATTTCTATTTGTAAATGATGTATTTGATTTTACAATTGCATATGTACCATTTAAATTACTACCAGAAATTTTTAATCCGTCAACAAATGTTTGATTGTCATATTTAAGATTCAAATCATTTGAACTTGTAAACCAAAAATTATTTATATGAAATTGACTAAAAAATGAACCCAATCTTTCAAATGCTTTGTTTGGAGTAACTGGATCTCTTAATATTTCAGTATCACCAAATGTTTCATCAATTACAGATTCAAAATCGCCAAGAGTTCTTAAACTTTTTCTATAAACTTTATGTTTAGCAGGTTTACCCGTAAAAGTATTAATGTTTTTATAAATTATCTTTGCATAAGAAAACGTCTTATATTGTTTTGCACCACTTAATCCTAAAGATTCTTGTAAATAACTTGATGATAAAAATAAATTAGAATTATAAGTAATATCATTATAAACAATTTTATAATTTCCACTTGTAATCGTAGCAACTTTATTATTATAAGTAAATGGTGTATCTAAAATTAATGTTGTTGTATTTAATATATCTTTAATTAAAAAAGAAGCAGTAGTATTTATACTAATTTCATTAAAACTAGCATAATCTTTGATTTTATTTACATATAATTGTACTTGGGAATTCTTTAAACTGGAACTGAAATTCGCATTAGCATCAATAATTCTATAATCTACCAAATTTTTTCTATATCCAAATTTTTGTATATCAAAGTCTGCTTTTGGTTGTACCGGAGTTGATAAAAAACTACCAGTAACTATTTTGGGGTTATTTTCCGCAGAAGATGATACCGCATAAGATAATATTGGTTCAACTTCAATTAATGGTTGGTTATAAAATCTTATTTTTGAATTGGTAACTTTATTAACATTTATATTTATATTAGCGGACCATCTTACTGTTTTGTCGTCTACTGTAGTAGAAACTAATATTATCTTACCAGACCCAATTGAATTTTGTTCATAAACATAAATTGATAGTACAATAATTCTTTTATTGGTTAATTGGTCGGTGCTTATAGCCTTTTCTATAAAAAGAGGAACACCATTACCATCAAATGCTTCGGTAAATATTTCAGCACCAATTTTAAGTTTGTCACTTCCATTGATTACCAACGCATTTTTCCCCACAGAGAATTCTGGTGAAAACTCTGTGAGGTTAAAATATTCGGATAAGTATGTCTTATCTTCTATATTAACTGTTCGGCTTGATAAACCTAAAATTTGACCTGTCTTTATGCTGGGCATATATACTATAAATATATATACCCATTAATTATACATAATTAACTTTAGAGAACCCGTTTTCTTTCTTAATTTCAAGTCTATTGTCAACCATATCCCTCATACTATCCAAATGACTAATAATCCATACGAAATCAAAATTAGTCTTTAAGAACGCAAATAAAGCACCCATAGACGATAAATTATCTGCATCTGCACATCCAAATCCTTCATCTATAGCTATAAAGTTGGGTCTTGGTAGATTACTAATATTAATTAATGCGACTCTCATAGCCAATGAACTAACAAATCGTTCCATACCACTAGCCAATTCCAATGGCCAGCGTTTATCTTCATAATTAATATGTGTAGTTACATTTTTACCATCTGTCTGTAAGGTTACCGTAAATTCTACTATTTGGTTTAATATGTTATTTACTTCCTTTTCAATTGTTGGTAACGCCTTACTAATCAATTCATATGGAATACCATCTCTGGATATTGCATTTGTATACAATTGATATGCTTCATATTCAACTTCAAGTACTTTAACATCTTCAATTGATTTTTGAATAGTCTTTCTTTGTTCTTCAAATCCAGAAATTTTTGTATTATAATTAATAATGTTGTTATTTACATTCTTAATTTCTATATCAATAGTTTTGATATTGGATTTAATTGAATCAATTGTATCTTTAACAGTTTTGTTAGATTCAATTGCATCTTTATTATTATAATATTCTTCAATTTGACTTTCAACATTAATGAGAGAGTTCTGGTCAGAACTAATCTTATTTGATATCTTTAGAATTTCAGTATTTAATTTGTTAATTTTAATCTGTGTTTCAACATATAATTTATGAACATCATTATACTTTTTCCAATGATCCTTTATATAAGACACTTCATTAATTTTGTTTTTAATATTATTATATTCACTAACAAGACTTTGAGCTTCAACTTTATCTAATTCCAATTCTTCTCTTGTTTTAATTGCATCTTTAACGAACACATTTGTTGTACAAAAATTACAATTTGGATCATACTTATGTTCTTCTAACTTCTTTAATTTCTGTAGTTTAGATGTAACAACAATCTTTTTCTTTTCAATAAGATGTTCTTTTTGACTAAATGATGATTCCAGTTCTTTGAACAATTCATACTTAGTTGTAATATCATCGTTTTCATAGTTCTTTATAATTTCATCATATTCTTTGTATGTTGATTCAATAGATGATAATTGAGATTTATATGAATTTAAACTGGAAGATTGTGTTGATATAGAATTTTCCAATGAAATCTTTTTTGATTCAATAGAAACAATATCAATGATATTACTATTAATATTAATAAGTTTTTTGGTTTCGTCTAAAAGACATTCATTTTCAGAATCCCGATTGTTAGATAGTTTTTCTAAATTAGTATTTTCATTTTTTAACGAACCCGAAAAGTTTTCTATATCCGAATTTAAATTCAATAAATTCTGGGTATAATCATTATTCTTGAAATTCTTTAATAATGAATTAATTTCTTTAGTCTTATCAGCCGCATCGTTATACAAACTATCAAATATAGTTAGTCCCATAAATTGAGCCAACAAATCTTTTCTTTCTGTTTGTCCCATATCTACAAATGATCCAACCTTATTGTTTTGAATACTCAAGACAGTTAAAATAAAATCGTCATATGTACCTACATAATCACGAATAATATCATTGGTACTTCTACGAGCTTCACCATTAAGTTCTACAACTTTACCACCTTCTTCTTTCCAGAACTTTACATCTACTTTGACATTGCCTTTTTTATCCGCATGTCCTTTTCTTTCAATGAAGAAATCTACACCATTAACTTCAAAGTTAAACTTACAACGGAATGTCACCTTTTGCGTATTAAGAATGTGAGATGCTTTGAATGCTCTATCACATTTATCAAAAATACAAAAAGATAATGCAGACAATACACTTGATTTACCCGCAGCATTATTAGCAAATAATCCAACTACATTATGCATCTTAGTAAAGTCAATAACATTGTCTTCACCATAACTAAACATATTGTCAAATTCAAATTTCTTAGGTTTCCATCGAATATTTCTAACGATAGATTCTTTTTCTAAAGAAACATTTAAATCTTTGTTTATTTTATAAATCTTTTCAAGTGTATCTTTTGTTGGATTTAAATTCTGGTTACTAAGATAGTCTGTTATCAACTTATTTTGATAATCAACATCAGACACATCGGCTAAATTAAAATTATTATTATCAATAATATTACTTGAAGATGTATTTAATGAATCTACACGAACATATGTCACTTCCATTACCTCTGATTTTTCTCGGATAGATGACAATACAGATTTAACTTCAGTTGCAACGCTTTCAAAACACTTTAATCTAAGTCTTGCCTTTTTAGGCATATTAGAAATATCAGTAATTAAATTACCTTTATTGATTTCCGCAGTATAAAATCCATAATCATTTGGAATTTCAAAGTGTTTAAATACTTTGGTCTTTAAATCCCAAAATACAAATCCGTGACCTTTAAGATCTTCGCCATGATTCTGTTGGATCAGTGAACCACAATAAACAATTATTGGATCAGATTGACTTAGAACTTGATGTCTGTGAATATCTCCCAACAATACAATATCGTGTCCGTCAAAGATTTCGTTTGTAATAGTTCTACTCGCAACTTTATATCCTACATCAGTAATTGCATTGTTTACTGGACCGTGGAATAAAGCAATTTTATAACGGGTTTCATTTAAATAAATCTTTGGAATGTCTTTTACTTTAATATATTTATCCGGTTCATCAAATACACTATAGTGATTAAACAAAATATCGCCCAAGATATAAAGTCCAGAATCCTTTAGATAAAATAAATTTTTATGATTAATCGCATCAACAATTGGACTCAAACTATCTAATCTGTTTTTATTGGCCAAAGTAGCATCGTGATTACCTGAAATCAATATCGTTGGTCTTCTATCTGCTAGATTTTGTAAAAATTCAGATGTAATCTTTACACATTCAGGTGAAAGATCGCTCTTTGAATGCAAGACATCTCCTAATACGGTAACTACGGTTTCCGTAGGTGTCTTTTCTATTGCTTTATACAATCTTTCAAATACTTGATTGTATTCATCGTGTCTCTTTGTAAGACGCAAATGAATATCCGCAATGTGAAATACATTCTTGAATTCTTTTATATCTGATTTAAGATATTTTGCCATATTATATTCTTAGTTTTAACTTAAACAACTTTTCAAAGTCCATCGTATCACAACTATCTATCATTTGCCAAGTTTTTTCAAAACCTATTACACTTGGATCTTTACCGTCCAATATTATCAATTTAGTCGGAATACTATTCTTGATTAGAAACTCACAGATTTTGATGGAATCTTTTATCGCATCATTGTCTAATAAAATATGTACCATCGGAACATCGTGTTCTAATAATTTTAATTTTAATTGTTTGCTTAATGTCTTTCCAAACAATGGTATACAATTATTTTTAACTGCAATAGCATCAAATGGTCCTTCAACCAATGTTATAGGTTGTTCAAAATTAATGAATAATTCAAACCCAATAATATTCTTTGATGCGGAACAACTCACATATTTCAATCCTTTGGTGTCAAAAAAACTTCTGGCAGTATAAAAATTCAATGTACCATTACTATCATATGATGGTATTACCACTCTATTTTTTAAATCGCCTTCAGTACAATATCCAATATTATATCTTATAATATCATTCTTAGTTATATTTCTGGACTTGAGATACTTTAATGCGTGTTTATATTCCAGTTCATTTATCGGTTCACTAATAGGTTTATATTCTTTTGGTAGTTTTACCAGTTTTATTTCTTCTGGTTTATCTTCAAAAGAAATAGAAAATTCATCAATAGATTTTTTATAAAACGATTTCTGGCTTAATCCAATTGATGTATAATATTCTGCGGGAGCATTTAATTTCTTAAATAAAGACTTGAAACTTGTTCCACTAAATCCGCATACCCAACAATTATATTTGCCTGTATATAAATTAATTTCTAGTTTTCTTTTATAGTGTTTGCAAGATGGACAATGATAAACCGCATCAGTTCCTTTACGAATCTTAGGAACTTGATGTAACAGTTTATTTAAAACAGATATTATTGCCTCTTGATATAACAACATCAATAATACTTTACAGTAAAAGTCTTATTCAATCAACTTTTTATTTGGGTCATTTTTTACCCACGGTTTTTTATCCAATGCAACTGCAATTTTCATCAACTTAATTGGATCAATTGGTTTTTCTTCTTGAACATCTTCAGAAAGATCTTCGGAATTTTCTTTTTCATCTGATGTTTTATCGTCATTTCCTTCGGTTTTTTGTTCCGTTTCTTCTTCTTTAACATCTTCGGGTGGAGTAGGTGGAACATCTTGTTGAATATTTTCTTGTGTATATGTTTGATGTTTTGGAATGTAACCTATTACATTTCTTGCAATTATTCCCTGCATTAAATATCTTTTATAATCATTATACATGTCTCTATAATATTCAAATGCGTTGTTAATATTTTCATATTCACATAATTTTATACGAATGCAAATACAATTATTTTTTTCTTTCCACTTTAATCCGGGAACATCCATTATCATACAACAAATATTGATGAGCAATTCTCTCTCATTTTTATCGTTTATAACGATATAATAATCTTTGGATTCTTCTGATATAGATATTTCTTCTGGGGATATATTATATTTTTCACATATCCGTTCTAACTTTTCTTTAGCCGCATTTCTTTCACCGCCTTTACCTTTTTCGGCTAATGCTTTTATCTTTTTTGCTAACTCTATTATTTTGTTGCGGTTCATCTTTGTATAATGAGCAAACTATACCATCATACATATCACCGTTTCTTTCATCCCAATTACCCTTTTTGTTAAGAACTGTAAATTTAACTACATCTGGACAAAGTGATTCTAGTTCTGATTTTACAAATTGTTTTGATTTAACACCTTTAATTCTACACTTACCAAATAACTGTTTACGCATAGTGTTAACAGATAACAGATTTACCTTGACTTTAAAGTGTTCTTCAATAATATATGAAAATACGGCATTATGCCTAGCTAATGTAATTATAACTTGTTGTGATGTGAATCCACCAGCAAATCCACTAAGAGCAGCTTCTAAATTAATGACTGTGACATCTTTAATTAATGGATTCTTTTCCAATTCAGATATAACAAAATAAGTTTTTTCTTTTGTTATTTCAAACTTTTTGGTATCAATATAACCGGCATCCAAGACTTTACCGTCTTTACTAAATGCCCAACCTGTAACTGATGTAGATGAATCTAAACCTAATATAACCATTTAAAATACATATCAACCTTTTTTATTAGGTGCGTAATTTTTACCAGTAAAATTTTTTATATATTTAGTACTATATACTTTATATCTATCTTCTAACTTTAAATTTAAAGACGGTCTTTTATTATTAGGTAAAGAAGTTGGCAGTGGAGTTGGAAGCGGTGTAGGGTTAATCGCCATAACTTACTTATATCTTTTGGTATCAAGTCCGTTTAAATAAAGGGATTTGCCTTTTTTGATTCCTTCAATTCCAAGACCTTCTTTTCCACCAGCTGCAAAACCTGGCTTAGTCCAATCTTTTTCTAATTGTCCGAAAATATCAGGAGTAGCCTTTTTAGCATCAAAAGCTCCACCAACTTTTTGAGTTTTATATCGTTCTTCTAAACTTTTATTTAAAGATTCTCTATTTAATGGTGTTGGCATATATTATACTTTCTTTTTATAAATATGTTTAGATATCCCATTTTACCAAAATATTTAGCGGTAATTCACCACTATTTTTAATTGGCATACCCAATTTAGCCACAGCAACCAAATCACCACCACTATAAAGTCCTACAGTTGTTATATATGGTGCCAAATAAGAACCAGTTGGGTCAATTGAAGAACTATAATTAAATCCAAAGAATTCTTGTTTTATAGACTTACCACCAAATTTACCCGTCTTTTGTTCAATATAACTTATAATTTGTTGTAAAGTTTTTCTGGAAGACTTTGGTTCTACATACTTGAATAATTCGGTTTGATTCAAATTATTATTAAAATACTTCCATAGTATGTACATATCATTCAAATTAACTTTATTATTACCATCAATATCAAAGTTTTTATAATTTGATGTTAAATTTGAATTGTAATTGGATGTATAACTTGAAGAAATGTTATAATTTGCAGAATAAAGATTAAATAATGATTGTTCATCATTTGTAAATGTCATATAATCCCACCAATTATATGATGTATTGATTTGATAATTAATATATTTTAAAATCAAATCTAAGTCGGTAAAATCAAAAGATTTATTATTATCAATATCAAATTCAAATGTATTTGGAATTAATGATGTAGGATTTGTACTATAATTAAATTCTCCCGATTCAATTCTACATAATACTTGTTTTTCATATATTTTAACATTGCTCTTATATTCAATATTATATTGAGATTGTAATGGATTGGAACGATCTTTTAATAAATTATCAAAAATAGAACCACTATTTGATAATATAATCTTACCGTCTCTATAAAATACATTTCCTATATGATAATCATTAACAATATCATTGAAATTGTATATATATGAATAACCATTGATGGTATCATATATTGAAGATGTCATTTCACTTGGATTTACCAAGAATAATGGAGAACCAATTGACACTATATTATCTGTAATTGCAGAACTATATCCAAATGTTGTATAAGGATAACCATATTGTTTCTTTTTAGTTACTACAGATTTTATTTCCCATAGTGATGTAGATAGTGAAGATGTATAGTAAACAAATTGTCCTAATGTATCAATTACACTGTCATTTGGGTTACAATCAAATCTTTTATTAATTGTATTTTTAATATAACTGGAACTAAATTGACTAATATCTTTTGTACTTGTAGCAATCGCATTACCATTATAAATGTCAACAGAATATCCTAAATTATTTGATTCTAAAATATTTTCATTTCCAAATGATTTTTCTAATAAAAACCAATCAGTTGCATCCGAACATTTTTTCCAAAAATAAACTGCTCCTCTATTTCTTAAAATTGTAGAACCACTCCATTCATAGTAGTACATATCATTAGGTGATCCTACTATAAGTGTATCTCCATAGATTGATACAGAATTACCATAGTTACTGCCACTTGGTTGAATTCCTGGAAAATAAGGTTTTGTATTAATGAAATTTAACGAACCCGTAATATTTCTATTTTGATCCAATATATCATTTTCTACCCATTGATTTGTAGATGTATTTAATTCGTATACATAAACCGCACTTCCTGTTGACTTATTACCAACTACTATTCTATTTGATCCACTCGGATCAATCTTAACCACACTACCATAATAATAATCCGCAGGTAATCCACCAGGAGATAATGTTTGATAATGATTCCAAACACCTAGTGATTGTGTGTATATATAAGCACAATTATTTTTACTAGAACCTACTACTAGTTTATTTTGATAAATTGAAACAGATTCACCAAATGTAGAATATTCCAAATTATCAAATGAATTTGTAATACTATATTTTGGATAATAAACCGTTCCAGAAACATAACTACTTGAATAATCAGATAAATCATATATATCAACACAAGAACCTGTGTTAACTATAGAACCGTTAATCAATGAAAATCTATAATATGGATTTCCAATTACTACTACAGATCCAGATACATCTACAGATACACCATAAGAATCATCATAAATAACAGGATTCCATCCGCCCAAATCAATTTCTATGTTCAATCCTAAAACAGGAACAGATGATGTATCCGCATTAATATATGTAATATCTACACTACTAGTATCAGCCGACAAATACCCACCAAAATCATCCGGATTTATGTATTTATAAAATATAAAATTAGGATTATATAAATCAGTATTTTTAGAATATTTAAATATTTCAACCGATCCTTTATTGTTTAATACAAACGAGCCAGATAAAAAAGATGTAGGATTTCCAACTGCTACATAATCTCCGTCAGCAGCAATTGAATATCCTGTTTTTAATTTATAAATTGGATCGGTCATATATCAGTAAATTCTATTTCTTGATAAGTAGAAAAATAACTCCCACTAAGTATTAAATTTTCATTTCCGTCATCTACTATTAGATAACTAGAATCGTATTGATTGTCTATTATTGTTACACTATATGGCGAAATTTTTTCTCCGAAATTAATTCTTGGAATTGTAAATACATCCATTACATCTGTCAGAAGTCTATATGTAGTATCTAAATTGAAATTTTCTACACCCCATAATTGAGTTGGATTATTATATGTGTTGTAAAATAATTGTTTATTTGTACTATATACCAATCGCATATAAGTACCATCCGTATTAGTTGGATTAGATGTTGAATTATAATATTGATTACCAACAGGAAAAAATGTGCCTGTAATGTTTAAACCACGATGATATTGAACAAAATCATCACTTTGTTGTTGTAACGCTAAATCACAATAACTGTTTGTTACAGGTAAACTTGTACCGTCGCCGTAATCAATATAAATATGAGATATCGATCCACTTAATGATCCAGACATCCATAATATTAAATCCGTAGCTTCAATATTTGTAGGATTCCAGATTTTATTAGCAACAAATGGTGTAACTTGGACATCATCTCTGTTTAGACTTTTAATCATGTATCCATTAGTTTAAAAATCAAGTTTTACTCTAATCAACAATTCACTATCAAAAGTTTTTTGTGTTGGTTGACTTAATTTAGCAACAGCTACAAGTTCATTATCACTGTCATATAAACCAACTGTAGTAATATATGTGGTAGGATTATTTACGAAATCGCCAATCTTAATAGCACCTCTTGATAATACAGTACCATTTAAACTATCAGTAGTACCATTTGCAATGAATGTTGGATTGTTTGTGTAGTTAAAGTCTTGATTTTTTACTCTTACGAAATATTGGGCAGAAGGTAAATATTCAGACTTTCTTACTTTAAATGTCTTGGTTGTACATTTAGTAATTGCTTGGAACATAGTTCTTTGATTCAATGCGTATGTATTTGCTTGATCTGCAACACTCGCAAATGATCCCGTCAAAGATACTCCAACCGAAGAACTAATTGCACCTGCGTTTAATACAACTGTACCTGTTTTTGGATAAAATAATCCAACAGAATTGTATGTAATAATTCCACCGTTTGAATATGCAGATGGAACACCATCATTGACACTTCCACTAACAATGTTATAAACATCCAATTGTTTTTTAACTACAGAAGAATCATCTATGAATGTAAATTGTCCGTTGGAACCACTAATACTAAATTCAATTTGTCCTTCATCCACACGATCTTTGTATTTATCTGCGGATAAATTTAATACTACTATACCAGATGCGGTAACAGATGTAGTTGAATCTGTAGCAGTAGATACTGTATAATTGCCAGATTTAAAATTGAAAAATGTATCATCTGGTGTCAACAATACATTCTTATATTGATTGTAAATTGCTTGTGTAGGGCGAATATATAATGTAGTTGAATCTGTAATAGAAGATCCAGAACCATAATAGTCACCATATGTTATTGAAAAATGTGGTTGGTTTTGGTAATAAACATTGTAATAATACAATCCGTTTTGAACATCATATTGGTTTGATCCCGTCAATACTACTTGAGTTGACGATGTTGTAAAAGTTGATTGTGTTACTGCATAATTGCCGTCAACCCAAAATCCAGAAGAAACCTTATTGATTCTTCCGGCTACGATATCTGTAGATTCAAAGTTTTTAAAAATCATATTTTATTAAGCGGTTGTATTATTGAACTGTAATAGTAACTGTAATTGTTAAACTACCACCACTTTCATTTCCAATGATAGTTAATGTTGTAGTCGTAGTAGATAACAAAGCGTTATTTGGTACAAATTTAAACTTATTACCAACCACTACTTGAGAAGCAGCAGTTACGGCATCACCAGCAAAACTTGGAATAGTTGCACTAGTAGAGTTAATACTATTTGTTTCAGTAACTAACAATGTTCCGGCATTCTTATTACCCAATATGGCAGTATATCCTAGTGTTGTATTGTATGTTGGATTGGTACTTGGAGAAATTATGAATTCACTTGTATTCAATCTATCGGTTGTAATACTTGTTTGTGCGATAGAAATTACTGGAATTGCGGTTACTCCTGATGGCAATGTTACCAACTTGTACTTCATTACTTGTGTTTCATCGCTAAATGGTTCCAATACTGGAATATTTCTTATAGCGATATCGTAAAATGCACTACCAAGTGGATGTGTTGAATTGTATAGATTATAATCAATTTCGTCATCCGCAAGCGCAAATGATGAAATGTTCAAAGATCCGTTCTTTGCTAACAATTGTCTACCTTTTTGTGTTAAAATCGCATCAACTGTTATAGTTTTGTTGTCTAGATATGCCATATAGTATAAGTATATTTATCAATAAATATTATTCATTAAATCTTTTTTACGAACTAATCAATGAATTTTGAGAAACTTGTAGATTTATTTGAGTTCTTTCAATTGGTGATGAATTATCACTGTTTCCTTTATCATCAACTGTTGTATATCTAGTTTGACTAGATTTTTTAAAAAATGAACCGGTCGGTGAATTAACGAAATATTGATTGGTTGAAAATCTTGAAATTCTTCTTTTCAATGAATAATGTCCTACAGGATACGAATCTGTATCAAAAATTGAAGAATTATTATCATATGTAGTAAATAAAGATGATGAATTGACATTTACATACGAATATGTATTTATAAATTTACTGCTAGAATTTTCTAAACTAGTATTTGGATTTGTACCAAACAAATATACTTTTTTATTGTTTCCGTAAATATAGTTACTTTCAAATTTATCAAAAAATGATCCGCTAATAGAAAATACACTTAATCTTTTATCATAGTTCAAACTAGAGAACTGGAATGATGTATAATTATTAGATGTATATGATGCGGGATGCATTGATGATGTCAATGAACCGTATGTAGAAGATGTTAACGGATAATCTAATCCATTTTTACTTAATTTTACTTGACTTGTACTTCTATAATTTCTTTCAAACGAACCAGAAAAATTTCTAAGTGGTTGATATGAACATCTTAAATCATAAGCAATAGCACTGTCTATTGGACGATTTTGATATTTATTTCTTTCCAATAAACTTGGTTCAATTAATATACCATCAATTACTTTACTTCTTGCGGGAAGCAATTGTCTTACTGTTTCAAAGAAAGATCCGTCAAAATAATTCTTATACAGAGTCATAAACTCTTGATACAAAACTTGTTCTGATAAATTATATTTATTATAATTGTCTCTTAATGTTTGTAAACTTTCATAATTGTCGGAAAAAATATTTGATGGATCACCAATCAAATCCATCATATCATATTCGCCCAAGAAATTCAATATATCATCATCTCTTACTTTAAATGGTGAAATGTATACTGCCAATAAATTTGAATCTGTAGTGATTAAATTATTTACTGCACTTGTTTCATTAGGCATCAATCTAGATTCAACTGTTTGTGTTGCTTTATTGATTTTTACATTTTTAAACTTATTAGGACCATATTGTCCCAATTTGATGTTTTGATTAATTTCAATTTCATCAAATTGATATGGATAAAGTGATGCAGATACAGTTAAACAATTTGATTGTGTAGTTGTATTTTGTGCAAAGTTATAAGCAGATGCACTATATTGTGAATATAACTTATTTGCATTTCTTACAACAAATAAAGCAGGTACGGAACCCGTGTACATATTAACCGGATAATCATAACTGTATCTGAAATACAAGTTGTCATAAGTTGTACTGTCATTATTTGTTTTATATGAATCAAAATTCTTACAATGTTCTATAAAAGATTCATCATCTAATTCGTGTTTCCATAGATTTATTTTGTCAATATTTCCTTGGAATAAATTGCCACCGCCTGTATAGTTTCCTACATAAAGTAAACCAAAACTATTAAATGATTCATTGATTCCTTCGGTTCCACTAATGATTGATTTATTATCATCAAATACAATTTCATCGTTGTCAACAGATGTTACTCGTAATGAATATTGATATGGTAATTGTCCGCCAGATCCCGAATCATAACTTGCAGATAAATTGATTTGTTTAATTAATACATTGAATACATTTCCGTTAAACAATGGTAATGAATCTGTTTCAAGATAGTCAGTTGGCAATCCAGCTGGAGATAAATCAAATTTTAATTTTCCGAAAGTATCTTTAACTTCCTTTTTGATTGATACATCCCAAAAACTAGTTTTTAATAAATAAACCTTGGTATTTTGTGGATAAATATAATCTGAATCAATTCTAAATTTGAATTCAATTGAATTAACATAATTAGATGGCCCAGATACTGGAATTACTATGGCATCCCCATTTCTAGTATATTTTGTAAAATAATATTTATTTTGATATGTGTAGGATGAATTATCTTCATCCGATATCTTGTTTCCGCCGTATTCTTTAACATTTAATAAACTACGAGGAATTCCATAGATATTAGATACCACTCGGATACATTCTTCTGTTCCTTTAGTCTTATAAATCAACGGCAGTGTCTTTAAAATTCTATTCCATATGATCTTTAACTTATCATAATCGGAATAAGCATTTGAACCCGTCAAGTAATTAGATTCAATAGATGAATTGTCAAATGAACTGATTGGATTCCAACCAAATTGTTTTAATAAAGTATTTGCTACTGTACTTACATAACTTGACGATAAGTTGTTTTCAACATATTGTTGTGTTGGGAAATTCTTAATATATAAGTAAATGTTATCAAAATGATGTCCAATCATTGATAAGAATATCAAATAATCCGTATTATTATCATCTAATAGAATATATTCTGGGGTATTATTTACAAGACTATCTCTATTATTTTTATCAAATTCAATTGCATTTTCTATATAGTCTGGATAATTGTAGTTCTGTATATAAGCACCATTAACAAATGATGTTGTACTACCACTTACTAAAGTAATATTTTTATACAAATATGTATCATATCCGTCAAATGAATTGAAAACTGTATTTAATTGTGATTGATAATCATTTACTTCTGTTGCATATGACGCACTAATAAATGAATATGACGTTAATAATGTATATGATGACGCACTATTCGCTGCAGATGCGGATAATGTAGTCAATATAGAATTGATTGACTTATTAAGTTGATTAACAGATGTAACTTTATTTAAAAACAGTTTGGTTCTCAATTCCGCAGAACCAAATACAATGAAATCGGAAAAATTAGAATAATCAACATTGAGATTATTTAATTTCTTATAAAATTCTACATCGTTTTTTGTAGTATTATCCAACTTTAAATCATTAGAACTTTGATAATTTACAGGTGAACTATTATAAGAATCAATTGGTATTTTGAAATTTGGACCGGATATCTTAAAGTTTTTCTTAATTATCGGAACATTAATGACAAACTTTTGAATTACAGGTACAAGTGATATGTTTGATATCCAACACTTATCTCTTAATGAAACATCCAATGGTAATTCATTGAATAATTTTACAATTATGTTTGTATTACCGTCTTCTTCTACGAATGTATAATTTAATATTGTATAAAATGTATCGTTACCAAAATTTAATGCATTCTTCAAATATGCATACAATTTATTATCATGATATGTTTGAACTGTATCAACTACATTTGATATAAAATTTGTGAAAAATAAATCAATTATGAAGTTTTCAACTTGTGTTGTCAATTCAATATTACTTGTATAATATGAATTAATTTGATTCAATCTAATTGATATAGACTTTTGAACTATATACTTAAATTGAGTTTTAATCTGTTCAAATGAATAAATTGATTTGTAATATGTATACAACCAATCTTTAATATAATTTTTAGCACCTTCAAAACTATTTTGAATCAATTGTCCGTTTTGAGAATTGATGAACGGACGATTGAATCCACCGTATGTGTCATCTAAAAATGCAAGTATATCCGCATCTGATTTGAATCCAAAATTAGTTCTTAGTAATGTAAAAATTGTTTTATTATTTTTAATTAATGAATCACTATTTTTGTAAATCTGATATGAATCCAAAAAGTAATTGAATAAAGGAATTGTATCTCTAACCAATACTGCTTTTCTGGCAAATGCTTGATATTGAAGATTTACAAGTATATTTTCTTCTTTTGTTAAATCTAATTTAAATGACGGTGTTAATTTAATTTCTCTTCTACTAGGAGAAATGTCTTTGATATAAAGTTGATAATCAGGATTACCCGCAGTATTTCTAATAAAATTATAACTAGCAACATGGTTACCTGAATTAATATTTGAACCGGAAAAATCTTGAAGTGTATTTAATAATATATTTTTATTAAATGCAATCGTATAACTACTATTGTATTGTTTATAACTGTAATTTAAAGTTGTGTTATCAACATCTTTATATGTTTTATTTAATACGGTATATGTTGTTGAAACAGGTAAATATTGCCATATATTAATATTACCTTCAATATCATATACACTAAATTCAACTATGTCTTGTTCCGAATTTCCAAAATAATATTCTTGAAATGGTACATCAACAAATGTATCCAAATCATTTTGTAAAAAGTAAGAACCGCTATTAAGCGATCCACTGTTAGATGATATTGTTGGAAATGGAAATGCCATAAATTATTCGTTTTCAGATTTTAAATTAAATGGAAATTGATCAGAAAAATCTTCAGATTTAGTTCCTTGTTTTAATTTAATTCTCAATTGTACTATTAAATCTCTTGCCGCACTTAATTGTGATTTTGATGAATCGGATTGTACTTCGTCAACCAATTGATTTAACTTTTCTTTCAAATCTTGATTTTCATACAATACTTTATTGTATTCAGTTAAGAATGATTGATCAAATACTTGTTTTTGAATCTTAGGTTCTGTTTGTATTTCAGTAATACCTACATCATATAAATTTTCAATTTCATCCTTCTTATAATTAAAATTTATTAAAGGAAATGCAATGTATTGTTCATTTGCGTCACTTGAACTAATATATAAATTTACATTTCCAAATTCATCAATATTATTAGTGAATTGGCCTGTTAATAAAAAGTCATTGATTTGCGATTTTATACTCATCTTGATACTTTAAATATGTTTCCATTATCAAATATTACGATTTCACCGTTGATTTCTGTTTTTATTAAAATTCTATAATATCTTTCTACGGGTAAACCAGTTGTATCCAATCTGAAATAATGAATTGCACCATCACAACTTAATTTTGTATAATCATCAAAATCAATTACGAAATTTTCACTTTCATTATCTTTAATAGCATAATAAGAATCGGTGGGTAATAAACTTGAACTTAAATATTGACTTTGTTGATATCCTTTAACAAAGTTCTTTAGTGGTGCCTTTTCTCTCGCAAATATGTTTATACGAGGTACACTTCCAAACTTATATTCTCTACCCACATTCTTTACAACTACTGTATATGGATTAAATCCTGTTAAAGACACCAAACTGCCTGTGGAATATACACTATCATCCCATTTAACATCCAAATATGGTTGATAAATAGTATTTGTTTCTTTACTGAAAAATCTAATAGATGAATTTATATCATTAGCTTGAACCAATTCAAGTGAACTAACTAAAATGAATCCATTATTAGGAACACATCCACATATCCAACCTTTAACAATTGAAGTGACATCCATATAAATGTCAGATGTACTATAAGAATATGATTGTGAACATATTAATGAACTGCCACTCAATGATGATGAACAAAATGATGATATATAAAGAGACGCACTTAATGTATTATAAAATGACGATGATACATTTGATGTTGGTTGTAAATATGTAGATGGAACATTATAAAACCAAGTAGCACCACCATTTTGGAATGATGAAGATCCTAAACTTGATGTTAAAAGATAATCACTGAAATTATAAGTTGATGTAGATGATGTAGGTGAATACCATAAACTAGATGTATTTTGCGTAGTATTGTTATACCAACTAGCACCAAAACTACCAATTCCGTCAGTATCATATCTTCCTACACCCATATCCCAACTCTTGCTAACTGGATATGCATAAATTTTATAATCTAACGGTACTTCACTTGTAGAAGAAGCCTTTAATTTTAAGAAAAATTTAGATCCATTATTTATATCTCCCGTTAACAGAGAACTTGAAATATCGGTCAAATCAAACTGAATTAAAATTCTACTAAATTCAGGATCATTAGTAAAGGTTGTAGTTGGATTGTAAACACTCTGTGTTCCTTGTAAAGTTCCATTAATACACCCATTAAAATTAGTTAAAGATCCACTTGCAAAGAAAATTGAACCTGTAAAAGATCCTACTATACTTCCACTTATACTACCTGTTACAACACCATTATAATTAGTTAAACTTGATGTAATTGGTATACCCGCACCATATGTTCCTGATACATATCCATTATAATTAGTTGATGTAAATTGTGAAGATCCACTGACATATATATTTGATGATCCTGCAGCTCCTGATATATAACTTCCAGAAACACTTCCAATATAATTTAATACATCGAACGTCGAATAACTGCCAGAAAGACTGGCTGAAGTATAAAATGCAACGTTACTTATTAATTGATTTTGTGCTTTTAATTCTAAAATTTCATCAATTCCAAAATTTTTATCGGCATAACCCGTCTCGTTAGTTATGAATGTGTCTTGTTTTGGAAATATAAATGTGTGCATACTCTATTATATAAATATAAGTATGAAATTTATAAGACTTTTAATGATAAATTTATTAAATTACAGCACCTCTAATATCATTATCTGGAAATTTAACTTCAAATACTGATGGATCTAAAGATGGATATATAATCTTATTATGTGTTGCTTCGGATAAATTATATTCATGGGGTGAATAATTTCCGTCATTTTGATTGAGATTTTTAAATACTACTTCAGATATAGACTGCACTCCTTCAACTTTTGCCAATTCTAATTCCAATTGATTAATATTAATTGGTTGATTAAAATACCATTTATCAACATTGAAGAAATCTTTTGCTTTTTGTAGACATTGATCTAAAACTTCCTTTCTATTAAAATTATTATATACTAATATTTTAAAATCTACTCCTATATTGATAATATAACCGTCAATAATATTGATACTATCAGATATAATCTTATATTTTTGTAAATAATGTCTGATATTATATACCAATGCGTCATTGGTTTGTGTCAAGTTTTTATTTGAATTATAACTCAAAACATATAAATTTAAACTAAATGGATTAGAAACATCAAAATTTACTTTTCTAAAGTTATTTTCTAAACTATTATTAATCAATGTTGTTTGATTTTCATTGTTTACAAATCCATTTAATAATGTTTGATTTGTAGAAATTGATAAATCGGAATTTGGTATCACCATTACTTTTGCAATAGAACCAAATCTTGGGGGTATAGAATATATTCTGGAAATATAATCATCTACGGTTACTGTTCTGTTTTGTGAACCAAAATTAGCCAAAGCATTTTGTCTAATTTCTTCTACACTTTCTTCATTTTGTCCACCAACTGCGGGATCTGGATTAGATATTCTAAATGAATTTTTAACAGTAGTTAATAATGAATTTTGAGAAGGATTTAATCCTGATACATCATTTAAATATGTAACAGATGATATATTCTTAATGGTATCAGATGGTGAATTTGATGTTAAACCACCACCAACTAAATATTGTACTGTTAATACTGTGTTAGATGGTGATTGACCAAATGTTTCAGAATTTAATAATTTACTAGTATCATAATTTAAATTTAAGTTACTAATATTTTTCAATCCGATACCAACTAATTCAGAATTTGGATATATTACTTCATCTGATGTTGCATCTGTACCCGCACCAAATTCAAGATATGTTGTATTATTTGCAGTAACATTTACAACAAACTTTCTTGATGTTTTAAAACTTTTAATTAACTTAGGAACTTCAGATGAATATTGAACATAACTATTATTAGTAAAACTAGTATTTTCTGTTTCTGTAAATATTAAATCTTGTGCCAAATAATCAACTTCATACCATTTATTGTTATCACTATCTTTTACATCAATAATATCAATTACATTATTTTCAGACAATGATATTTTATAAAATGGTACAGATGCACCTACTGTAAATGATGATGTAGTAATCTTACCAGCAATAACTTTTGTTGATTTCTTTAATAAGAAAAATTGTGGTATTCCATAATTATCTCTTGAATAAACAGTCACTTCTCTAGGAGAAAACTTACTATCAAGCGAAAAATCAACAGGATCAGTCGTTATAAAACTTACACCGCTTTCATTAGATACTTCCATATACTCTCTTATCTTAAGAGCATAGTTGTTATCTGGAATATAGTTGTTATTAGAATCCTTAATAGAAGGAATTAATTGATATAAATCAATATTTGTAGTAGAAGATTTAGTAGGTTTTGTTTTGTAACCAAGATAATTTGCTAATGCAAGAACATTTTTTCTTTCTTCTGCATATGGCATTAAACTTTCTTTAAATTGATAATCTGTATAATATGAAAGAACATCTCCAATATAAGATGCCATTTCAATAAACATCATACCTGGAGATGCATCACTAAAATCTTTATATGTTCGTGGAAAATATGTTTTTGAATATTCAATTAAAGACGTTTTAAAAGAAGAAAAGTCTCTATTAAGATACTTAATTTCTCTACGAGAACTATTAAAAGACTTTTGTATAATGTCTGCCATAATTAAATATTATTTTGATTAACTGTCAAATTAAGTGTATCCGTTTGATTATTAACCGTAAATTGTATTTTTATATATAATATATAACTATCTGTAAGTTCATTTTTTTCTTGATTTGATATACCAATATCTATTTTATTTACAGTAACACCTGGTACATAATTGTTAATTTCATCTGTGATGATTTGTTTAACTATATCAGGAGAATCTTGTAAATTTTGTTCAAATAGATATTCTTGTAAACCAGAACCAAAATTAGGATTCATTCGTCTTTCACCTTTTTTGGTTCTCAACAAATTAGTAATATTGGCTTTTACTTGGGTTAAAGTATCATAACTTTGTTCAAAGTATCCATTTCTGCCAATTTGAAGTGGTAATGTTAGTCCTATAGGATTCATATTATTCCATTGATACCATACCGGAACCTATAGATCCAGTTTGTTTCTTTTTATCAACGGCTTTCATTAAACTTCTAAAATCTCTGTTAAGAACATTCATCACTTTACCTTGTTCTTCTGTTACAGGAGCAACTGGTTGTGATGTTTCTATAGATTCATTCATCTGCATACCAGCAAATGCTTGTGATTTAAATACAGAATCTAGACCAACCATTGAACTTTCACTTGGTATTTTTACAACAGTTTGATTCAAAATTTCATTCAAAATAGGATTACTTGAATACTTTTTAATTTCTTTTGGTTTTTGAACCGATTCTTTTACTACAGTTTTGGTTGCAACAATAGATTCATTAGATTGAATCGTACTTGATTGTTTTCCAGACAATACTTCAGACAATATTTTTGGAATTAAAGAAGGTAATGTTTTGTCCAATTCTTCTCTAATTATACTTCTAATTATTTCTTTTAATTCATTACTTTTCATATGCTATATAATTATCATTAAACTTTCGGGATTATATTATTTATTTTGTTATTTATTTGTTCTGTAGTAGGTGGTTTAGGTATTTTTATAGTCTTTATTCGTTTACCAATGCCAGATTTAATCTTTTTAGCCAGTGCAACTCCGCCAATTGCACCTACCGCTCCTCCAATACCAGCACCTATTCCCCCACCAAGTTTACTGCCAATACCAGCACCCAATCCTCCACCTACGCCACCACCAATTGCGCCAGTAACACCACCGGAAACAGCTCCACCTATTGTACCACCAATAGCTCCTCCAGTAGCTCCACTTAAAGATCCACCGAGTCCGCCTCCAATCGCAGAAGATGCACTTTTTACAACACCTGTTACAGCAGAAGTCGCACTTTTTGCAACACCACTAACAGCAGAAGATGCACTTTTTGCTAAACCTGTCAATCGATCAACAGTCTTACCTGCAATTTTACCAGGACTAAAATGTTGTGGGGAAAAATTTGGAGCAGACATTTTTGGTATCCCTACTTGTGGAACAGCCGGAATGTTTGGTAAAGGCGGAACATTTGGTGTACTTATTCCTGATAAATTAGGTAAACTTGGAGTTGATACACTAGGAATAGAAGGTACACTTGGCAAATTTGGAATTGATGGTATTGCGGGTTTTGGTATATTAGGAATTTTAGGAATAGAAGGTTTTGGTATACTGGATGCGATATCTGCTTTTTTTGCGATTGCAAATTTTAATCCATTTGAAGCTTCTGTAGGCGCTCCTGGTAATGCTGGATCAATATCTGTAAATGATTTGAGTTTATTTATCATACTTGTTCAAATTGTACTTCAACTGGACCTTCTCTTCTTAATTTTCCTTTAAATTCACCAGGTAATCCTTCACCTGAAACTACGTTTACAGATACTGGTTCTGTAGCGTTCTTAAATCCCTCCGGAGTAACTCCATCTACTCCTGGAGCATAACCACCACCTGTAACAAATACTCTTCTACTCATTAATTTATCAAGATTATCTCTTAAAAACTTTAATTGTGTATTTTGAACGGAATCTTGAGTTTTATCTGGATTTGGCCCCGCAGATCTATCATGGACATGTTGATACCAATGAACATGATCTAATAACCAATTACATAAATCATACATCCAATCTACTGTGGTTTGTCCTAATAGTACAGGTTCATTTGTTTGACCATATTGACCCAAATAAATAGCAGGACTATTAATTACTGTTTTATTATTGGTAGTCATTACAATTTGATCATGCGCATCAACTGTATATTCACTATCAGTTACAATTCCATATCTTTCTTTTGAAAAATGTAAAGTTTCACCGAATCTACTACTTAAAATCAATCTATCTGTATTAATTACTATTTGATCCCCTTTTAAATTTTCTACGTCAAAATTATATGCAGTAGAACCGTTTGGGGAAAATAATGGTTGTTCTTCTTTTCCTTGTTGAAATATAGACTTATAACAAGTTGTTCTCCATTTTGATTTTGTTAATCCTGATGTAATGTAAATTGAACTTCCGTCATGATTTATGTCTTCTTCAATTAACCCACCAACATTTTTCTGTGAATCTGTAATCGTTGGAATTGCAGGAAGTTTAGGATGAACTAATATAGGTTTATCCAATGACAATTTTCTTTGTCTATTTCTAATTAAAACCATTGGATTTCCACATCCTTCATTGGACGCATTTACCGTAGGGTCACCTTTATAATCAGAATAAAAACCCTTGTCATTCTCTCTTATATTATCATATGCCGAAAAACGAATTGATTGTCCATGGCGACTTTCAAAAACGGTATCTCCTTCATATCTTTTTAATTTTCTAATTTTAGAATTTGCTAAGAAATAAGAACCAAGTACTCCTTTTACTTGATTATTTGCAATCTTTTTGTGTGCATTTAAAGATTTCGGACCATCCACTGCTTCTGTTTTTATATCATCGTCAGATACTAAATCTTTATTTCCAGTATTGTTTCCATAAAAAGATTCTAATCTAAAATTAGATTCTTGATTTACAAATCCATTTAGATTTAATTTTCTAGTGTAAAATAACTTATCTAAATATTTTACAATAATTACAACTTCATTTAATAATGGATATTCAACTATTCCTGTGGACTCCATTGGAAATGCCCATGATAATTTTTCTTTTTCCAGTCCTTGTTGCGAAAAACACAATCTTACTTTACACGCACCAATATAAGTATAATCTATATCTTTATTTGTAGGTTCATCACCTTTATAGTTTTGAGGAATATTTCTGGAATCTACTAAATGTCTTTTATTTACTATTTCAGGATGAGTTTCATCCAAAATTACATCCAATACAATTGCCGGTTCCAATTCATAAAATTCATTTGATGGAGCTGCAGATGATTGTCCACCAACAGATAATCCAATATTGTTTAACTGTCCATAACTAATAGGAGAAGATTTTATATTAAAATATGACATATTATTTCTTTATTTCAATTGGAATGTTCATTGTATCTGTAATCTTCCCCACTTCAGCCATTAGTTGTTGTCTTTCTTCTTCGGATAATCCACCAACCTCTTCTGTACCTTTATTATCACTGCTAATTAATCTTTGTACTATAGCAGCTAATTTAACTAGTTGTTCATCGTTCCTCACACTTACATCTAAGTAGTCTTTTATAAGAGGAACGATGACAATAGCATCGTTCGGTGTTTTAATCATACTTCTTAAATCAGATACCAAAATATCAATTTGATCTTTTTTCTGTTCAGAATTGATTACAACGTCTTTAAGTAAGTTTGAATATTTCTTACCTTTATACAATTCAAAATCTAAATCCATACCTATAAATAGATATAGATTTGAATAATTACACTATCAATTTAATTTACCTCTGTCTAAATAAGACTGAGCAATTACCCTTTGATAACTTTTCATCTTATTTATTACTTTAGTAATTTGTTGTGTCTTACAAGATGATATTTCTCTAATGTACAGATACAACGCTTTTTTATTAAACGCATCAATTCTATTGCAATTTCTGAATAATTCTATCACTGCATTCGCAATATTTAGATCTCTTTGTTTTGTAAATATACGACCAACATTTCTCTCCCAGTAATCTACCATTAATTTAAGAAATTCATCTGTTTCTACATCTTTATAATGTGAATCGACAGTTTGTAAACATACGGATGATTCACCTGGAGTATCCGCAATATTTACATGTTGATTATATTTTTTGTAATTACCGTTGTTATGAAAAATAAGATAATTTTTGGCAACTATACTAAAATAACTGAATGCTTTACCTTTACCTTCTTCAAATTTATTCATATTAGAAACCAAATGTGCCACAGTTTCTTTTTGAATTTCAATTGGACTATTGTCAAAATATGTAAATTTAAATGTATTAAAAACATTTTCTACTAATTTGTCAAATGCGTGTTTAATATAAGTTTCATAAAGATGATTTCTAATGTCTTGATTATCTTCTTTGTTGTATTTAATAATATACATTTCTGTATCTTTAGTAAAATACATCTTTTCTGCGGATTTCTTTTTTTGTTCGGATTCTACTGAAGATTCTTCAACTATAATTTTAGGTATTGTTTTCCTAATATTTTTTTCTTGTACCAATGGTACATCTTTTTTCTTTTTATCGACTTTGTTTATAACCATTTTATTTTTTTGTTTAGTTGATTTTGTGGATACTTCTTTACCGAGATGTTTTACAACTTTTTTATCAACATCTATTTTTTTTAAAACTTTTATTTTTTTCTTGGAATTTTTCATTTGGATTTTTCTTTGATAAGTTCAATTAATTTCACAATTTCAGAAAAAACAAAACCAACATCATCGTCTTTTTCAAAAATGTTTTTATCGTCAATTTCTTTTAATTTACGATATGTGTTTTCGACCAAAGTTTTATACTGAATAGACCAATTTTGCATTGTTTCTATTACATCCAATAAATCATTTATTTTAATAAAAAAATAAAAGTTTGCGCATATTGAAACCGTCAATACTACTGTGAGTATTATTATTAGTGTTAACATAAATCAATCATAATCTGATACATCTCCATTATCAAGATATTCTTCCATAAATGATATTGCTTCATTTACCAGATCCCAATCTTGCGTCTTTTCCGATTCTTTGAGAATATCCAACACTTCTTTTATATCAAATTCGTCCATAATATTTTAATAGTAAACTGATAATTAAATATATCATAAAAATTTGTAAAACCAAACAATTATTACTATAATAGTAATTTTAATTTAAAAACTAAAGTGATTCGGCTTATAACTGTTATCAACCATTACTTCTTTTATTACTTCTTTGTCAACAAACACTTCTCTAATCACTTCTTTTTCTACAGGCACTTCTCTAATAATTTCTTTTATTATTTGTTCATCTTTAACTTCTTGTATAGCTTCTTCTTTTGCTTGTTCAACTATGTCTTCTACAGTTGGTTCTTTTTCTGGAGTTTCTTCTGTTTTAACAATAGGTTTTACATAAATTACATCTCCTAATGTTGTATTATAAGCTAATAATAAACAAATTGCAAGTGGATCAAATACTGATATAAGACAAATGATAAACCATTTTACTACTTTATTAATATCTACACCAAATTCATCTGCGACAAATTTAAATGTTTGTAAATCTTTTTGACCACCACTTTTTATTTTGATGTCCGATATTTGTTTGTCTAATTTTTGTATTTCATCAACAGTAGATTGAATTTTATTATTTTCTACATCCATATCTTTTTCACTCTTATCAATAAATTCTTTTGTGGATTGTTGTATTTGTGATAATTGAATTGGGTTACGACTAATAATAACATTTGTTATACTTTCATTTAATCTATTTTCTTGACTTGTTCTTAATTTAGTAATATTTTCTATTCTCTTTTTTGCATCATTTATCTTATCAACATACATTTTTTTCTGATCTTGTATGTAAACAATTTTTTCTTCACTTAATTTATTTTCAATTGAAGACTGTTGATATGCAGATGTTAAATAACCAAAAATACCAAGAGATGTAATAAACATTAATGATACAACTGCTAAAATAAGATAGGTTTTCAATAACAATTGTGATTTTTTCCAGTATCTATATAAAAATGTAGTGGCTACTAATTTACCAATTTCAAGTGAACTAGCCATAATCATAGATGCTATAGCAGACCCACTAAACAACATGCCAATACCAATTATACTAAAAAAAGCAGCACAACTCGCTATAAATAACGATGATAATCCTACTATTCTTTCAAATGTAAATTGAGTTTTCATATTGTATATATAGTCAAAAAAGAAAAAACCCTCTACTGTTTATAACAATAGAGGGTATATAATAAATATATAACTAATTACTTAATCGTTACTTTTCTTACGTCTGGGACTGCATGTTTTACCTTATTTAAAGTAATTAAAAGAATACCGTTTTCAAATGTAGCAGATACAGTATCTTTTTCAATATTATCTCCTAAAGTAAATGATCTTCGGAAACTAGAACGTTTTAATTCTCTTCTGATATATTTTCCATTTTGGGTATCTGTTACATTTTTACTTTTACCGCCACTTACAGTAAGTACATTTTGTTCCACTTCAACATTTACATCTTGTTTACTTAAACCTGGAACTTCAGCTTCTATAACTACTGTATCATTGTAATCAATAACATCTACTCTTGGATATGAACCTTTTTCAAAAAAGTCTACACCAAATTCTTGGCTAAAATTAGGGGAATTTGCTTTGAAAAATTCATCAAAAATTTGATCAAATGGAGTTAAAAACTCATCACGATGAATTGTACGAAATAACGGATTATTTTGATATTTTACTACTGACATATATATTTTCCTTTCTTAAATAGTCTATTTAGACCCATTTTCATGCATTCTTTTTGGGACATGCAAGGATAATCGTTTTGATTATCTAATGTATATATATCAATTAATTAAGAAAAATTCAAAAATTTATTCAATTGGATTAGGCGGAAATAAATTATTTTGTGTATATTCACTTATATAACGATCATTAAATCTAATACCCGCATACATTTCGTAATCTTCAATTGTTCTAA